ATAAAGCCGTTCAGGTTTCTTATTACGATGCAAAGAAAAAGAAAACTGTCAGAGCAACTGCAAGAAACGAGAATGTCGCAAAGGGCGATACTTTAAAAATAAATGTCAGATGTTCTAGCAAAAAACAAGCGATTGTTCAGGCAAACGCAGCACTAAATACTGCTGACACAAAAATAGAAGGCTCAATCGAGTTGATGGGTAATCCATATTTAATAGCCGGAAGTAATATCGAACTTAAAGGAATCGGACATTTTTCAGGGAAGTACCACATTAAACAAGCAAGACACGTTCTTGATAGAAATTCAGGTTACAAGACTTATTGCGAGGTGGTATCGTGTTAAGGTTTGGAATTGTAACTCAAATAGATCCAATAAACGTTTTAGCTCGTGTGAGCTTTGGCGATGATGACTCCACTTCATTTTGGCTTCCTATAATGCAGACTAAAACATTAAAGGACAAGTTCTATATTATGCCTGATATTAACGAGCAAGTTGTTTGCTTGATGGATGAAAACTCTGAAGATGGGGTTATTCTTGGAGCAATTTATTCAAGCGAGGATATCCCTGCAATACAAAGCGAACTTCAGTATTCAATGAATCTTGAAGATGGAAGTTTGGTTAATGCAAATAAAGAAACCGAAACTTTGACTGTTGTGTTTAAGAATATTCGTTTTGTTGGGGATATTCAGCACGATGGAACTTTCACAAACACAAAAGGCATAAAGTCTGATGCTGACATTACTGATAAAACTTCATCAATGCAAACGATGAGGGATATTTACAACGGACATACTCACACAGGAAATCAAGGAGCTGCGACATCTGCTCCGGCGGAGGCGATGTAATGACGAATTTAAACGAGATTACATACGTTGATTGGCAGTATAAATTAAACGGAATCGGTGGCGTTGCTGAGGGTGTTGACGATATTAACCAATGCATCGCAGTAATTCTTACAACCAGAAAAGGCTCAGTTCCTCATAGACCTACGTTTGGCTCTGACTTGTATAAATATGTCGATTACCCTGTGAATGAGGCTGTTCCAAATATTATCCGAGAGGCAACTGATGCAATAAGCCTTTGGGAAACGAGGATAAAAGTTAAGTCGATAAATGTCGAGATTGACGAATCAAACATTGTAGTCAAAGTTGAATGGACTTTGAAAGAATCAAGCGCAACAGGAGTTGCAGAGGTAGAGTTATGACACAATTACCTGAACCGAATTTTATTGATAGAGACCCTGAACTCATTACAAAAGAATGGGTTGAGCTTTATGAAAAGAAATCAGGCAAAGTTCTTCAGCCTGCACAAATCGAAAGGCTGATGGTCGATGTCGGAGCATATCGAGAAACCATTTTAAGAATGAAAATTCAAGAAACGGCAAAGCAGAATTTATTGAGCTATGCTCCTCTTGATATTCTTGAACACATTGGCGAGCCTTTAGGGGTAAAGAAACTTCTTGCTAATTGCTCAGTTACAGTTTTAAAGTTTAAGGTTGATGAGCCTTTGGATTTTGATTTTGTAATTGAAAGTGGAACTGAAGTTGAAACTAAAGATGGATTATTTATATTTCAAACAACTCAAACTGTAATCTTGAAATCAGGACAGTTAGAGGTTTCTGCTGAGGCATCTTGTGAGACTCCGGGATCTGCTGCTAATAATTACATTATTGGTTCAATCAATAATTTAATCACTCCGTTAGGATATATAAGTGATGTTGAGAACACAACTATTTCAGCGGGTGGAGCAGATGATGAGGAAGCTGAAAGTTTACGAGAAAGAATTAGACAAGCACCTGAAAAGTTTTCTAATGCAGGAAGTCGTGGTGCGTATAAATACCATACTTTGACGGCACACCAATCAATAATTGATGTTGCAATAAATTCCCCCTCCCCTGGTATCGTTAATATTTACCCATTAACAACTGATGGAAATCCTAATGACGAGATTTTAAAAATCGTTCAGGCTTATTTATCAGACGATAAAATTCGACCTTTGACGGACTTAGTTAAGGTTTTGTCGCCAAAGCAAACCGATTTTTCTATAAAGGCAAAAATTTATCTATTCAAAGATGCTGATGTCACTAGTGTTTTAACAACTATTCATGCAAAGTTGAATGAATACAAAATTTCACTTGCTGAAAAACTAGGAAAAAACGTCATTCAAACGCAGATTATTTCTATTTTAAACAGCGTTTATGGAGTGTTCAAAGTTGAATTAGAAACACCGAGCGACATCGATATTATTGAGTCTGAATGGGCGAATTTGGTTGATTTCAATATAGAAGTTGGAGGATATGCTGATGAATAAGAATTCTTTAGCACCAATTAATGATGTTAATTTAAAGATATTTGACGAAATCTGCGAAGAAAGGTTTGCGAAACTTGATTTAGATGCCGTTTTAATTTCTATTATCGACAATGTTCCTGCTGATGCTTTGCCACATTTAGCTGAACAATATCATATAACAGGGAACGAGGGTTGGTTGCAGGCATTAAGCGATACTGAAAAACGCAACCTTATTAAGTCCTCAATAAAAATGCATAGATACAAAGGTACAAAATATGCACTTGAAGAAATATTTAAAACATTAAATATCGTGGGAAATATTGAAGAATGGTTTAATTACGGAGGTAATCCATACCATTTCAAAGTAATTCTTCAGATATTTAATCGTTCAATCAACGAAGAAACTGAAACAAAGCTACGAGCTTTGATTGACGAATACAAGAATGAACGTTCTTGGTTAGAGGAAATTCAGTTTCACTTATCTGCATTGGCGAGTATGTATTCTTACTCTGCCTTAATCGAAGAAGAAACAATCACTATTAATTCTAGGAGTTAAGATGGCTGAAGAATTTTATTCATTAGTTACGGATTATGGTGCTGAAAAGCAATTAAGATGTATAACTGACGGAATCCCTTTTGAAGTTACCCATATAGCATTAGGCGATGGAAACGGCAAGTATTATGAGCCGTCAAGAACTCAAACCAAACTCGTCAATGAGGTTTGGCGTGGGAATGTTGAGAAATGCGAATGGACTGATAATAGGTTTTATTGTGTAACAACAGTTCCTGCTGAGATTGGTGGTTTTGAAGTAAGAGAGGCAGGGGTTTTTGATGCAGAGAATAATTTACTTGTAGTGTCTAAATTTCCTGAAACAACAAAACAAGCGCCTGAAAGTGGAACTGTAAAACAACTTACGATTAGGATTGAACTAGAGATGTCAAACACTCAATTGGCAGAATTGGTTATTAATCCGAATTTGAACGTTGTTACAATGGATGTTTTGGATAATGTAACCAAAGAAACTGACGAGAAATTTGAATCTTTAGATGAGAAGTATCAGAAGTTAGATGAAAAAGGTGTTGCAGGGGGTTATGCTCCTGTTGGCGAAGATGGTTTGATCCCGAATGCGTTTATTCCTGAGCCTGAAACAAAAAGCATATTAACTCCGTTCTGCCTGAATTCATGCAGATTAGACACTAAAGGAAATCCGAATTTATTATCAAGCGAGACTGTAAAAATATGGCAATACACATCAAGTTCGCTTGGGGTTTTCTATACGGCACAAGAGGTTACTTTAGCAAAAGATGTTGTGGTTTATAAAGACACCGAATTAAGTGAGGAGCTTGCGACAATAGTTGCCGTTGATACTTCAGGATTAACGATATCATTCGGTACAATAGAAACTTTGAGCGAATACGAGGATGAGCCATTACATTATTCAGCAACAAATTATGGCGATTTCTATGTTAAAGAAAGTCTGGTTTTAGGTGCAGAATGTTTTTCGGATGCAGACTGTACGCAATTAATGGGTGTTGTAACATTCTTGAATCTAACAAGAATCAGTATCGGCGAAGTCGAAACTTACACCTTTGACGGAAATCAAACAACTCACATCTATATTACTGCGAATGCACCTTTTACCTACACAACAGCCACAAGTAAAACTCATCACGTTGAAAAGAACTTGGTTTTAGACGTTATCGATTTATGTCCTGACGATTCTTCAACAAAGAATTTTAATTTATTTGTTAATCACGAATCTGACGGCTATTGTCTTGTAGCTTTATCAAACACTATTTTTACACAAATGCTTGAACCTACTGATTATCAAGCGAATGACATTTGGTTCAAAATTCTTGAGCCATTAGCAAGCTACATCTATCTATTAAACATTTGGCAAGAAACGAACCTCGTACCCGTTGGAGTTTTCACTCTTGAGGGTGGCGAAAAATAAATGAAGGAGAAGAAATGAATACAAAGTATTACTACAGTTTTAATTCAGAGGGTAAAGCCTTTGTCGGTAAATACCCTGCAATTAAAAATCCAAGAAGGCAGTCTGAATATTTGCTTCCGGCACAAGCAACATTCAAAGAGCCACCTGAAACTAAAGAAAATGAAGTCGCAATTTGGAGTGGTTCGGATTGGGTAATTGAACCCGACTTTAGAGGACAACTTCAGGTCAATATTGAAACAAAAGAAATCTCTACGATCGAATACGTTGGAGCAGTAAAAACAGGATTTCAAAAAGTGTCTGAAGATGTTGCACAAGAAATTCAGATCAATCCTGAGAAATTCAAAAAAATCGAAACTTCGCTTGTAGATATTTCAAATACTGAAGAATACAAAAACTATCTCAGAGAAAAGGAGGTCGCTATTCGGAAATCAGAAATCGAACGACAGCTTTTAGAGCTTGAT